CTGAATATGATTCTTTTCTGGAAACCGGCTATGCTCGTAGATGTATCTTTGGTTACACTAAAACAACCAAAAAAGACAAAACCTTAACACCTGAACAACGGTATAACTCTTTAACGGATGCTACAATAAGTGATTTTATATCAGATACCTCAATTGCTTTTGGGGAACTGGCTAACATAGCCAATTATAATAAAACATTATTGGTATCCAAAAAAGTAAGTATCCTAATTATTGAGTATACCATGTATTGTGAAGATTTAGCTGAAAAGATGGGTGAGCATGAAGAGACGGCTAAAGCAGAGATGGCTCATCGATACTTTAAAGCCCTTAAGTTAGCTGGCTGTTATGCATTCATTGGTAATGAAGTAGAAATCACTGAAGATAATTTTTATCATGCAGTTCATATGATCGAAGAATCAGGTAAAGCTTTTAATCGTATGTTAACCCGGGACAGGGCTTATGTAAAATTAGCTAAGTATATTGCCAGTATCGGCCGAGAGGTTACCCATGGCGATCTGTTTGAAGACTTGCCATTCTATCGTGGTTCTAATCAAGTAAAACAAGAGATGATGCAATATGCTATTGATTGGGGTTATCGTAACCATATCGTAATTAAACATGTTACGAATAATGGTATTGAGTTCATTACAGGCGAGACCCTTAAAAGAGTTGATTTAGGAGCTTTACGAATTGCTCATAGTGCAGACATCTCAGATAATTATGCAAATGATCCAGCACCATGGGACAAGATGCACATCTTAACTCAATTGCCTCATCATAATTGGATCAACCATTTTACCATGAATGGCCATCGAAGTAATGATACCCTTAAGCCAGGCTTTGATTTAATTGTTTTGGATATAGATGATAAAGGCGTTACTATTGAAGCAGCTTCAAAATTATTAGAAGACTACAAATTCTTCTTATATACTACAAAACGTCATACACCAGTTCATCATCGATTCAGAATAATCTTACCAATGAATTACCGGTTAACACTGGACACAGATGATTACAGTGAGTTCATGTGTAATATATTTGAATGGTTACCATTTGATGTGGACATCCAGGCAAAAGACAGATGCCGTAAATGGCTAACCCATAAACACTTCTTTACTTACAATACTGGTATTAAATTAATTGATGCCAGATTATTCATTCCTCGAACCAGTAAGAATGATGAAAGAAAGAAAACAATTCAAACATACCAGTCTTTAAGTAATATACAGCGTTGGTTTGTACAGAATTCTACTATGGGTGGCCGTAACAACCAATTAGTCCGTTATGCTTTAGTTTTAGTGGATATGGGCTATCCAGTAGATATAGTTGAAACCCAGGTTAAGAAACTTAATGCCGGGTTACCTGACAGTCTGCCGAATAAAGAAATTGATGATACTATTATGAGAACAGTATCTAAAGCAATTATTAAAAGAGAAAAACCATAAACTATAAAGGAGGTTAAGTGTGGTCGATCAAAATGATAATCTTGTATTAATTGTTGGTTCAAGTGGTGGTGGTAAATCAGCATCATTACGGGATATTAAAGATCCCCAAAATGTATATTACTTCAATTGTGAAGCTAAATAATTGGCTTCGTTAAACCCATTGAATTGCTGGAAACCCCAAACAAATAATGTTGTGGGCAATCAGCAGCGAAGACTTAACGTGTCTTGACAGAGCAGTTTAAATATGGTACTTTGAACAACTTCTCAATTAAATAAAGGAGAAATTGTATGAAAGAATACATAGAAGAAACTGAAACTGGAATTTACAGAATAACCGAAAGAGGTAAGATCTTTTCCCAAAGTAAGCTTAAAATACCTATTGTGGGAAAAGGTATGCAACATACAGGAAAATTCCACATGATAACAAAACCTGAAAGGGAACTAACATATACTCTCAATAATAGAGGGTATTTATCAGTAGGAATTATGAAAAAAACTTTTATGGTGCATAGATTAATCGCTAAAGTATTTGTAATTAATCCGTGTAATAAGCCTCAAGTGAACCATATTGATGGTAACAAACTAAATAATTGCGCTTTAAACTTGGAATGGTGTACAGCCCAAGAAAATATCCAACATGCTTATAGAATTGGTATAAATAAAGGATGTCTTGGGCTAAAACGCATATATAGTAGTGCCCAAATTAAAGCTAAATGTCTTGCAAATTTAAAGAATAAATCTAAACTGACTCCTGATGAAGTCAAATATGTTAGAAAAGTATATATTGCAAGAGATAAAAATTTTAGTTGTACTGCATTAGCTACACAATTTAATGTTAGTATCGCCGCCATGAGTAAAATTGTAAAAAGACAGTCCTATCAACACATTAAGTAACGTTCAACGACTATCGAAAGCATCTTATATAAGATAAGCAAGTAGAGTACACCCAAGTGGGTGGAAGCGGTGGGACGTAGAAATACGTATGATATAGTCTACTCTCATATGAAAGTATGAGCAGAGTTAAAAGCTCGATATTAGCGTAACGAACTAATATGAATATAAGGAATAAAAAATTACCATTTCCAGCTAAATTTCAACAGTTTAATATTACCAATCCTTACCAGGTTCATGAGGGATTAGTACATGCTGAATCCAAACCTGATATTCATACTATTGTAATTGATAGTTTAACCTTTTTAATGGATATGTGTGAGTTACAGTTTATTCTGGATGACCGGATAACTGATACAATGAAAGGATGGGCCGAATACCAAAAATTCTTTAAAAAACTTATGCAGGAACATGTTGCAAAGTCTACAAAGAATATCATATTCACAGCCCATGTTCAGTCAATCCTTAATGAGACAGATATGGTTCTTGAGAAAAAGGTACCTATTAAGGGTGCTTTAAAAGCAAATGGTGTTGAGGCTTATTTCAGTACTATTGTGAGCGCACGAACCATAACGGTAAATAAACTGACAAACTTTAAGAATCCACTACTTACTGTTACACCTGAAGAAGAAACTTTAGGATTTAAGTATGTATACCAAACCCAATTAACCAAAGAAACAGTCAATGAAAGGATCCGTGCCAGTATGGGTATGTGGACCCAACAAGAAACTTTCATTGATAACAATGCACAATTTTTAATGGATCGATTACATAAATACTATGTGTAATTGATTTTAATTTTTAACAAGGAGAATACCGTATGAGTTTACTTGATCAACTAACAACTGATGACAAAGACATCCAGCAAGAAACTGATTCCGTTGGAACCAGTTTTTCACCCTTAGAGAGTGGTCTATATCTGCTGAAGGTTATATTTGCTTATATCACCATCTCAGCAGGTGAAGCCATGGCCCTAAACATTCTGTTTGAGACCCCAACTAAACAGAGAATCAGACAGCAGTTCTGGATGACTTCCGGCAAGGACAAAGGTAAGAAGAATTTCTATATCAACAAGAAGACTAAAGAAAAACACTACTTACCTGGTTTTAACCAAGCTAATGGTATTGCCCTGCTGACTTGCAACAAAGGCATTAACCAGATGGTAACTGAAACCAAAACCATTAATCTCTATGATTATGATCAGAAAAAAGAAGTACCAAAAGACGTTGACATGATTGTAGAGCTGATTGACAAAGAAATTACTGCCGGTGTCATTAAACAGATTGTTGATAAAAATGTTCAAAATGATACTGGAGCATATGTACCTTCCGGTGAGACCCGAGTTGAAAATGAAGTAGATAAGCTTTTCCATACTGATGGCCGTACCATTACTGAAATCCGGGCTAAAAAACCAGCTACTTTTAAAGATACCTGGCTTGAACGTTGGGAAGGAAAAGTTAAAGACAAATCTGCAGCTAAAGCAGGAGTAGTTAGTGGGGCCCCTAAAGCCAATAAAGTCCAGACTGCTACTGGTGGAACCACTGCTAAAGCAGATTCACTCTTCCAGGATTAGTTTTTAAATTACCAAAGGTCCTATTAAACAGTAGGGCCTTTATCATTAATTCATATTATAAGGAGATTAAAATATGGAAATCAGTATTAACGAGGACAAGATCCTTAAAACCATTAAAAAGCATGGTGGTGCTATCATTGAAGCTGGGATTATTCAGGCCATTAAAGACTATGCTGGCAATGTAGTCAGTGACAGTCTTATTGAAGGACCGACTACTGTTGGTGGTGCAATTGCTGAACATGTAGGACCTGAAGTTAAACCAATGCCAGCCAAGCCTAAACGTAAAAGACGTTCTCAGGCTGAAATGAAAGCAGATGCTGCAGCTAAACAAAAAGCTGAAGAAGAAGATAAAGCTAAAGAACCAAACAGTGATCCAGTGGTTGAAGGAACCCCAGTGCCTCAGACATCTACGGTCAGATCAGGCGTTGATTCGTTGTTTAATACTTAATCATGTGGAAACTCTGGGATGATGTTAAAATCATTGGGAGTTTGATATTAATTGCTTTTTTTGGTTTCTTATTCTTATTAAGTGTTCCATTTATAATTATATTTGGTATTAGTCTTGCTTTAGGTTTTATTGGCTGGATCCTATTTACTGATAAACCACTCCCATAACAATTAATTAACTAATCAAATGATCCCCTTGAAATATAGGGGATCTATTTAAAAAAGGAGTACCAATGGCTAAAATTCAAAGAGAACCTATCCCATTTATTCCATATATTTTAACTATTGAGTCACAAAAAGAACATGATTTCTTAGAAGGTTTATTTTATGCCAGGGAAGGAGAAGCAAAAGAAAGATGTCGAAATTTTGATCCTACTCTTGATAAAGAATTCCATGCACTTATTAAATCAATGGAGAAATAATGGAAACTATTACTTATTTAATTCAAAAGAATACCAATGGTAAAATTAAATTTATCCAATTTGCTCTTAATGGTGCAACATTAACCCGGGAATGGGGTTTAATTGGTGGTGTATGTCAAGGTACTGTTAACACCTATGAAGCAATTAATGTTGGCAAAGCTAATGAGCAATCACCTGAAGAAGCTGCAGAGGCTAAATACAAATATATCTGGAATAAAAAAATTAAAGAAGGCTATGTACCCACCCCATCTTTAGATGCTATCCCAGCACTACCTGATTTCTTATCTAAACTTGACCTGGATAATATTCCTAAATCTTTCTGTCTTTCCAAACCAACTGCAAAGATATCTGATGCAGCAATGGGTACCCTATTGGCTTCAGGCCATGCCAGAATATTTGTAAAGTATAACGGCGGATGTCATTATGTTGTTATTGGTTCAAAAGGCAATGTTGAGATATACACCAGGCGCTGGGATAACCATACAGCTAAGTATCCTAAAATAGTACAAACAATTTTAGATGAAAAATATCCTCCTAACTCTTTATTTGCAGTTGAATTATGTATTGATCCATTATTGAATCTACCTCACATGACATGTCTTAAGAATGCAAGTAAGGTAGCCAAAACGAATAATAGCGGGGGAACTCTTAAAGCAGACTTGACCAAGAGCCATGCACTGCAAGAGGACCCGCTATATTCTATTAAAGCTGCAGTGTTTGGAATCCTTTATTATAATGGTGCTCAACTTTGGAACCAACCATATGAAATTATGTTAAAATTAATTGAAAAGATTGTTCCACTACTCAGTACTCAGCAATTAATATTTCAACCACAAAATATTGGTCTGAATACAGTTAAAGCTGTTATTGATGCAGCTACTGCTAATCAAAAATTAATTGAAGGTTTTGTTATCTGGGATACTACTAAAGCCATGGAAGTTACCATGAATGGTAAACCGGTTAGAAGAGCTGCATACAAAATCAAAATTAAAAATGAAAAGGATGTGATAGCTTATGGTTGGGAAAACGCTAATAACAAACCTGCTGGTATTATTGGGGCCCTTAAAATTTGTCAATATGACGCCAAAGGTAATATGGTTGATCTTGGTACTGTTGGAGGTCTCAAACCAAAAGAAGGAGAGACCGACCCAGCTAACTGGAGCTTCCCCTGTGTCATCGAAGTTGGCTATGATAATCGGTTCCCTGAAACAGGCAGATTCCAATTTGGGCATTTTAACAAAGTACATGAAGACAAAGTTCCGGAAGAAGTAGAAATCTTTGACTTAAAAGAACTGTAATGAATAAAAATGGTCCTATAAGTGCAACTGCTTTGAATGCTGGAGTAACTTCAAGAAATGCTATTACAATAGCTACAGCTGTAGCAAGTAGTGATGCAGTTCTTGACTTACAGGAACGGGTAGCTAAACTTGAACAGGCACTCACTGCTAAAATTAGTGAATTGGTTCAAAATGATCCAGACTTTAAAATGATTAAATTACTGTTTCAAAAAGGAGAGCTATGAAATCAGAAGATTTTATAAAAATAGTTAATACACACAGAAGAAAGAATAAGAACACTTGGTATTCTTTTAATGAAATTGTGGAAAATAAAAAGGTTAAATTATCAGGTTATAATACTTGGTTGCGTACTTATTTAGTTGATGGTACGGTCTATTCAGGTCTTCATGGTTTGTCAGTGAAAGAATTTAAAGAAGAATTATCCCAACCTTTTAGGTAAGGAATTGTAATGACTGATCTTAATGAAATCTGTACTTATATACATATGTCTTTAACAGAATTAGGTGCACACGTACAAGCATTAGTGGTGGCATTAGAGGAGCAACAAAATAAAAATAAAGCTGAAATGAATGTCTTACGTGCAGATCTTAAACTTCAGATCCAAGAAACTATAAGAAATGACCCAGAATTTAAAATGGTTAAATTATTACTAAATAAGGAGACCTATAAAAATGAACCAAAAAGAAAAAGATCCTAATAACATTGATCAACATGATCCAGGTGCTAAACTAGACCAAGGTAAATTATTGGCTGGAATACTTCAACAATTTTCATTAGCCCTTACTGCAGTTCTGGAGGTAGCCACCTTTGGTGCAAATAAGTACAGCAGAGGGGGCTGGAAACACGTCAAGAATGGCCAAGAAAGATATTCTGATGCTATGATACGCCATTACCTCAAAGAGGCCTTAGAACCGCTTGATCTGGATTCAGGGTTACTGCATGAAGCCCACCTTGCATGGAATGCTTTGGCTCGACTTGAACTTAAACTTCAAGAGATAGGCCAAGAGGCTACTTTATTTGAATCTTCTTGTGCCTTTAGTCACAAATGTGCTCTTATAAGTATGGACTGCTATTCTGGTGGTAAACGTTGTTTTACAACTAAAGCAGAAGCTGATATTAGAGCAGAGCAGGTAACTAATGAAAAGTAGCAAAGAATGGGAACGGGTCCAACGGATGCGAAGAGAGCATGATCCATTAGTTAAAGGTGGTCATTACCATGAAGTACCAGACTTTGGTGCTTACGATGGTACTGGTAAAGGGATGCCAAATCATAATAAAAAGAAAGCCCTTAAACCAAAGAAATCATATTACAAGAAAAAGAAATGAATAAATTATTTATTATATTTTTGGTTCTATTACTTTCAGCCTGTAATCAGGTTAAAACAACTGAACTAGAAGAAAAGAAATATTGGCATGAGTTGAGGAAGAAATATGTTCCTTTAAGATCTTCAGCAATCATAAAACATATTAAACGACATCCAGGATTAAAGGAAAAGAGATGAAGATCTTTATTGAGAATTTAATTACACTTTGTTTTGTAATTTTCCTTAATGTAATGCTTTTCTGTTATGGTAGAAAGAATGTTAATAAAATATTTTTAGAGGAAAAATACAGATGAGATCACCAACTGGTTCAAATGAAATAAGAATGGATTCAATGGGTAGTGGTGTATATGGTGCTCCCAGAGGCCACAGAAAGCATCGAGGTACTGATTATATCGTTATTCCGGGCGCAGCAGTAGTAGCACCTATCTCAGGTGAAATAACCCGTATAGCGATACCTTACGTGGGACAGGAGTATAGTGGCCTGGTTATTACCAGTAAAGCCATGACAGTTAAATTATTTTACTTTAAACCACTATCAGAAATTGTTGGGAATACTATACGAGAAGGAATGGTTATTGGATTTGCTCAGGATGTTTCAAAGATGTATGGAGAAGACATGCTCCCCCATATACACCTTCAAATAGATAGAATCAGTCAGAACCCTGCAGATTGGATAAATCTTTAGAATGCTTGTGTTGCCCAGCCAAAGCAATAAATGCTTTGGCATTCCTTTCAATATGTTTTGCGTTATTTGCTATTAGTACAGCATTACTAGTGGTAAAAACTCTATTAATTCCCATTGCACCAAACAGAATAACAAATAAACCAACGGCAATACCAATAATTTTAAATGAACTTTGTTTACTGGTTTTGTCGTCAATCTTGGTATACACACCACCGATTCTTTCGTCACATTTGTCTTCACTTCTTTTCATAAAATCTTTTAAATCTTTTTGAGTTACTGTATGGGCTAAACATACCGCAGTCATTTTAGTAGATAGTTCAATGAGAATATCATGATCTGATGCTTTTGTCAGATGATCAGTATAACGTCTTTTAAGTAATTGAGGGGTACTCATAATCAGCTCCGGTGTGCGTTAAATTATTCTACCCAACCTTCAAAACTATAAGCGATACCTGCACCAGTTGCAGTACCAATTGCTCTTACATCAATATCAGCTGCAGCAATAATAGGTACATGCCTGGAAACGTTAAGTGTTGTTTTTACTGTAGTAGTAATCGTCCCCCAAACAAGTGAGGGTACCAGACCAAGTAATAAGATAAAAATTGAAAGTGCACGTTTCATACTGTTTTCCTTTTATGTAGTTAAAACTGCATCATCTTTTACAATAAGAGTAAATTGTGACCAGAGTAAGCCACCAACATTATCAGCAGCATCATAAACAATAAACTCTACTAAATCTCCTTTCTTTCTGGAAGCAGCTAAACCAAGAGAATACGGTTTAATTGTTACTTGGCCATTAGGAGCGTCATCAACAAAAGCAAGAGGATACGTATCTGAATCATAATAAGTATCCTGATACTTAATCTCGTATTTAGTTATATTATTCATATCTAATTCAGGTAGAGTAACCCCATTTTTAACCAAAGTAATCAAAATAGGGTTACTACGATCTTCATATATTATTGCTTTAGCAACCATAATTTACTCCTTAATCAAGATCTACATCAAAGGCGCCGGCTACCAGTTGAACTGTATCACCAGTGGTTGGAGTCTGATCAATTATGTTGGTATTATCAAATGCCAGCAGATCACCACCAACACCTGACAGATCATCAATAATAAAGAGAGAGGTTACCAAGCCCCATGAACCAGAAGGAATATTAAACACTATTCCTGTATTGTTTTGGGTTACTCCCTGTAAAGCTGCATCGATACTTGAAGCAGGTACAGGTTCCCGGGCATAATTATTACCAGAGCATTCAGTAACATCCCCAATACCATCTGAATCAGAAATAGTAGCAGTAGCCAAACCAAAATGAATAGTTGCATTAGGAGAAGGCCAGGGTTGGTTCCTAAACATTAAATCTAACATTTGATGTACTGCTACATCAGTAAAGCCATTGGTAGAGGCACCAATTGATATCTCTATTTCAGCTGCAGGAATCTTTGGGGTGTTACCATTCACAACATTCCAAGAGCTGTTAAATGCACCAAAAGCAAGCATATTTCCAGCAGAAGCGGCATCACAGATAGCATAATGAGTAATAACACTACCAGAAGCTCCACCAGCTTGAGCAAATTCAATATCCAATGCCTGAACAATCTTTCTTAAAGCAGCTGCATTGAAAGAAGTTACGGTAAAAGATTTTCTTACATAATTAGTGTAATCAGTTTCCACAATAGTTGAACCGGTACTCGCAGCAGTTGGTGCTGCAGTGCACAATGCAAGATATAAAGTTGCAGCTGGAGTGTATGCTGCCTTAAAAATGTGGTCTACAAGCTCAGTTGTAGCAAAATCGGATAAAGTTCCCATAATCTCTCCTGTTTAATTAATATTTACAATCATATTATCTTGCGTAACACTTAAGGCTAAAGCATCAGTGGCATTTATTATAGTCAAAAGGTCTTGGCTGGTTATAAAACTTAAAACATCTGTTGGCAATAAAATTAATATATGTGTAATAATTGCCAGGTCATCAGTAGTTAAACTTTGATTAGCTAAAGCAGCAACCAAGTTTAATAAGAATTCCATTGTGATGTCAGTTGTTAAAGAATCATTTTCTAAAGCCATAAGTAAATTTAAAACTAAAGCATCATCAATTGTACTGGTACTACTGGTGTTTAAAATCTCTGTAATCAATGGACGGATAACATTAGCATCCATACCAGTGGTACTTGATGTATTAACTAAATTAGTAATCAATCGGTAGATAAAAATTTTATCAACATCAGTAACACTGGAAGCATTGGCAATATCAGCAATTAACTGTAAATATATTTTATGATCAATTGCAGTTGTAGCCGAAGCATTAGCCAGGCTTGTAACAAGAGATCTTATAAATCCATGGATTATTCCGGTAGTAGCAGATAAATTATTTATAACTGCTAACAGCAGTCTATTAACTATTGGATCAATGCCAGGAGTAATAGAAAGATTATTTATATTAGTTAATAAGTCCCTGGTAAATTGTAAATCAATAGCAGTAACAGTTGAGGTATTAGCTAAATTAACAATAATGTTAGCAAGTCTTTCCCAATCTATATCAGTAACTGCTGAAGTATTAGTTAAAGCACATAAAATATCTCTAGTAGTTATTGGGTCAGTAGTAGTTACAGCTGAAGCATTAACCAGATCAACCAATAAATTAATGTTAGCAACAAGACCAGCATCGGTAGTAAAAGAGCTATTAGCAAGATTAACAAGAAGGAAACGTTCCCTTGTTTCCATTATTAAATCATACCCATCTTCTAATAAGAGAAAACCAGAATCATCTTCAAGTATGATTCGATCATACTGAGCATCAAATAAATTATCAATATCAGCAGTTAAAGAAGCATTAAGTAATGCTGCAACAAAAACTCTAGGTACCGTCTTATCTATACCAGCTACAGCAGAAAGATTGGTTAGAGTAGCAGTTATTGTTTTTTTAACTGTCGGATCAATTCCAGATGTAACTGAAGTATTAGCCAAAGCTGAAACCAAATAAAAAACATACAGATAATCAATATCTGAAGTAAGTGTATCATCTAGTAAAACAGTTGTAATACTCCGAGTTACCGTTGGTACTACAATACCTGTGGTAGATGAAGCGTTAGCTAAGTTTGTTGTTTGGTTCAAAGTTTTTTTCAGATCTATGGCTGTAGTAGCTGAAGCATTAGCAAGACTGGTGGTAAGCAGTCTAACTGTAGTTGGATCTACTGTAGTTAGAGCAGAGGTATTCTGTAAATCAGCAACTACTGGTCTTGTGATAATTATATCAGAAGCAGTAATTACAGAAATATTATTTAAATCAACAATATACTTTATAGTAATTTGTTGGTCTATTCCTGTTTCTAATATAAGCTTAAACCCATCTTCTAGTAATAAATTATTATCATTTTCTAATGCTAAAGTATCTCCTCCTGGTAGAGTTGATGTATTTAATGCCATTACAGAGAGGTTCCGGGTTACCGTAGGGGATACATCCAGTAAAGCAGAAACATTGCTTAAATCGACTATTATGGCCCTTGTGTGGGTTATTTCAATAGCAGTAGTAACTGAAGTGTTTTCAATAGATGTAGTAAGGTCAATAAATGTCTTTTCTAATTCAAGACTAAAACCGTCTTCAAGGAGTAGATTGGAACCATCTTCTAATAATAATATATCTGCCATTTGTCAGCTCCGTATTACATTAATTCTTTTGGTTCACCGGTTAATTGTTTTGTTTCATCAAATATTGGAAGCAGGCAATCATCTATTGGAGTCATCTCACTTGCATTAATTGGTCCAATAACACCTGCTCGTTCCATACCCTCAGCGTAAAGCTCTGAACAGAAAAGCTTATCAAAGTCTTCTTTCTGATCAGGCAGGAAATCAATGGCACTACCCAATGCTTGAACCAAATCATAAGGCTTACCCTCTTGGGCTCTCATCCAGGTAAAGAATTTATCCTCATCAAATAAAGCTCTGGCTGACTTGGATAATGGTAGCCACCACATCCCACCTTTATAGGCTTTAACCCGGGTACTCATCTGATTAATCTGTACACCAGCAAAACCATCACCAATACTGGTAGACTCAATAATAAGATTAATTCGTTTAATAGTTGTATTGGATATCTTGACTTGAAGGATAGTACCAATGTGAGAGACATTAGATTTAGTATAACCTTTAATTATTGAAGAAGCTAAACCTGTCCCATTAAACGCAATTGCATCTCCGGGAAGCATTAAGTCTCTGGCCATACCATAAGGCATCTGTTTCATTTCTTAGCCTCCACTTTATCAAATAAACTAATTAATAAATCTAAGTCACCTGAGTATGCTGCAGCAATAATAAGAGCAAGAGCAATAGTAGTAATGCAGCCCATTGCAAACATTTTAGTTTTTGGTTTCATTTCTTTTAACCATTGCATAATATCTCCTTATTTACACCGTCATCCTTAAAATTCTTATTTCATCATATTTGGAATAAGGCGGTTTTTCACCATATTTCCAAACAAAAGTTTCCACTTGTGGATCGTACATCCATAGATCCATGTTGTCATCAAGGATATGAGTGATTGCGTGTTTAATTATATCCTGCCCTTCATACCTTAATATTACATCAGACCTTTTGCCAAAGACCAGATTGCCGTAGTTCCACCTTGACAACCATCCAGTTGTTTCATTAACAAAGTCATCGCAGTCGTGGGATTCTTCAATATATAATCGTCTGTCTGCTGGATTAGCAACGCAAACAGGTTTAATCATCTCTGGTTTAATTAACCTGAAAATCATATCATCTTCGTAAATATCAAAGGGATGAATACCTGTGAGTGTTCTTATCTTTTGCCTTGCTTCATAAACTGATATTTCTCTCATTGTTCCCAAATCAGGAACAGGAGGATTAAGAATATCAGCGTAACCTTGAGCTTTAAACATTGACCAATCCCCTGCAAGCCACGCCACTAATTCATCCCCTGTTATCAACCCCATCGGATTGAGTATTTCAGCAATTAAAATATCTGGATGGATTGAAGGCTTCGGGCATTTCTCTTTAACAGCGATAGAAACCATCTGAAGCTGTACGCTGTCTGGCTGACCGAAACAAGCTATGCAATCTGCGTATAGACGTTCGTATTGAGTAAAATGGTAATACCCGCCTTCTATGAGATAGTCTTTAATTGTTTTCATTGCTGCCCACCTGTACCTGGGCTGTAGTATTGTATTAGTGCTTGTTTTATTGTTGTCATGGTTTCCTTATTTGTATTGATATCGGATTATTACTATTCCTGAACCGCCATTTCCTCCATCTGTTGCACTACCGCCATTTCCTCCGCCACCACCTGAACCTGTGTTATCTGTTCCATCTCCTGCTTGTACTAATGGGTCTTGATCTGAACCTACACCACCACCGCCAGCCCCGCCAGAGCCTCCTGTTGATCCTCCTGTAGCACCCCAACTTCCACCACCTCCACCGCCAGCTCTTGTTATTGGTGAACCTGTTATTGATGAAGATAGTCCATCTCCACCATCTCCACCTATTAAAGACTCTCCATTACCACCAACTTCACTGGCACCACCACCACCAGACGCAACATTTCCGGAGGAGCCGCCTGCGTACCCTTGGTTAGCAGTTCCTGCACCACCTGCACCACTGTCTTTTCCTCCGCCACCACCTGAACCTCCAGCATTACCGTTCGCAGCTCCAGATATTGAACCACCACCGCCGCCCCCAACGGAAGTAATGGAGCTAAAAATAGAATCCCCTCCATCTGTGCCACGAATACCCTCTGTGCCACCGACCCCACCGGCCCCACCGGCTCCTACAGTAATCGGATACGCTTGTGCGGTTACACTTAATGGGGTCTCTGTACTTCCTCCTCCACCGGAGGTTTCGCTTGCATAGCTATTTCTATAACCACCAGCACCACCACCGCCTGCATAATAATAACCACCACCGCCACCGCCACCAGCAACAACAAGATACTCAACAGTTCCAATATCACCAAGAGTCGTTACAGTAAAAGTACCGTCAGAAGTGAAAGAATGAATCTTATAGTCACCGTCTGTGGTTATTGTACCGCCTGTGGCTTCCATATAAGCTGCACCACTGCCTTTAATCCTTGCTAACACCGCTTTATGCGCTAATTGAATAGTCATAGCTTAAGCCTCCGGTGTCCAACCATTAGTAGTGATAAGCCAATCATCGGCTGTGTAGTATTGAAAGACTGCTATATCTCCAGCGGTTGACAAGTTCGTAATGTTCTTGCCTTCAGCGTTTGTTGTTCCATCCATTAAGTATCCGTCAGCAGCATTTGTATCCACGATAACCTCTATTGCTCCGAGTGTTATAATGGTGAAGTTCATTCCTGCTACCATTAGCGGGAGTTGACAAGTGCCGGTTACGTTGCAAATGAACGTACCACCGTAAAGATTAGCTCCGGTAAAGTTTGCTGCGAAGTTTGCTGCTGAGTCTGTGACAGGAGTAAGACTTGGCAAAGCTCCCGCACTTGTAAGTCCTGTTAAAGAAGTTATGTCACTATTAGCTCCATCACTTGCAGCATTAGCCACTTTGGCTAAAGGAATCCCATCGTCATCCAAGCCAGTCATTGAAGTGATGTCAGCATTAGCTCCATCACTCGCAGCATTTGCTACTTTAA